CCACTATGTACCTATGGATGAACACTTTGAATACGGCCTCTCATGTACTTTGGATGCTTTCCGTCCGCCTATGCTCGCTATGCCCTGTCATATAAATGACGTCGAACACCAATACCCTTACAAATGGCAAGTCAACGCAGAAGTTCCCTTCTCTACTGACTCTTACTTCTTAGAATCCCGTCCAACGTTTGGCAATATCTTTGACAAGCTGTCCTCGTTATACAATCACATCTCCGTAGATTGGCACCGTCGATATGGCTCTCGAATTACCACGCTCATGAATGAAAAAGTTCCCGCGAAATTTGGTCCTCTTAAAGAAACAGTCTTCTCATGGACTCGCAGATGGCACCACGTCATCAAGTCCAACTTTACAGACCTCTCAGGTCTAACCGAAGACTATTACTTATCAATCCGCTACATCTTTCCGATGCTATTGCACACTAAAACAGCAATAGTCGAAAGAGACGATCCTAACAAAATGCGTACTATCTGGGGATGCTCAAAACCTTGGGTCATCGCCGATACTATGTTCTATTGGGAATACTCAGCTTGGATAAAACTGAACCCTGGTTCAACTCCAATGCTTTGGGGATACGAAACCTTTACTGGTGGCTGGTTCCGATTAAATCGTGACTTACACCTATCGTATCTTCGATGTTCCTACCTCACCCTTGATTGGAAACGGTTCGACAAACGAGCCTATTTTTCAGTCATTCAACGGATCATGTTTGGAGTACGAGGTTACCTCGACTTCAACAACGGATACGTACCCAACGTCAACTATCCTGTGACCAAAGGTTGGTCTCCCGCCAAGGCTCAGAAGCTACACAACTTATGGCTCTGGACCCTAGACTGCCTTTTTCGGTCACCGATTGTACTGCCTGACGGTTCGATGTACACCCGCAGATTTGCTGGTATTCCATCCGGACTATTTATCACGCAGCTCCTTGACTCTTGGTACAACTATACCATGCTCGCGACAATTTTGTCTGCAATGGGTTTCGATCCACGTACTTGTATTATCAAAGTACAAGGCGACGACTCTGTCATACGCCTCGGAGTTCTGATTCCTCCTTCAGAACACGAAACCTTTTTACTTAAGATGCAAGAATTTGCTGATTTTTACTTCAAAGCAGTGATCTCCCTTGAAAAATCTGAGCTACGGAATAGTTTAAATAATGTTGAAGTTCTTAGCTACCGAAATCGGAACGGTTTACCCTACCGTGATGAAATTGCAATGCTAGCTCAACTGTAT